CTTGTATATTTTGTTTCTTTGAATTTAATTCTGTTTCGTATGTTGCATTAGTTATTGATGCTACAGGTGTTGCTGTGATAGTTGTAGATCCGTTGTAATATGCGATTTGAAAATTAGAAGGTACAATTTTTCCTTCTGGAACAATAATATTGTTGTTAGCGTCCTTAACTTCTGTGGTTACATGATGCTTTGTTGCAAGAGGATTATCATATTTTTCATTTATAAACTCTTGTAATTGTTGCACAGATTTAGGCCATTGAGAATATACATCTGTAATATCGTTGATAACAAGTATAGTCCAATTATAAAAAGGATTTTGATATAATCTAGTAGCAACATCCTCTGGTCTTTCACCATCTCTTACATTCTCTTCTGTAAATAGAGTAATTTGTGTTTTAAATTCTGTGAGAATTTGTGCACGTCGCCATATATTTTTGACAAGCAAATAATCTGAGTCAAGAGGTCTTGACGAAAAATTATAGAATAAATCGGGAAGTCTTTTTAACATTAGTAAGTAACCACTCCTGTAAATTTCTTGTCTGGATCTGTAACAAAGTTACCTTTAGTGGTTCTAACACCCGCAACTCTTCCTGCTCTTTCGTCTGAAAAAGTAGAACCCTCCATATCTGCACGTGTAAGTTTTGTTGTCTCCATAAACATCAATTCCATAGTAACTAACGGAATAGATCCATCAAACACTGTTTGCAACTGACCAAATGGTGTAGTATTTATTGTCAAGTTCGTCAATGCACATATTTTAGTCTTAGGCATCATAGGATGTTGTATTGGATCTCCTAAAGGATTACCTTCCTCATCACATTTTACAAATTTAGGACATAATACAAATACATCTGGGAATGTAAGCAACACTGCACTACCTCTACCTTGTTTTGAGCCAGGATGCATACCACGTTTAAACCATTCAATTATTTCTATTATCTTTTTACTTTCTTTTTTATTTCTCGCTGCTAACTCAAACCTAAAACTAAATTGTCTACCCTGCATTCTTTGAAAGAATTGTATTGAGTTCTCATTAGGTGCTAGTCCTGCTAACCCTGCAAGGTTTGTAGGATTAAGTTCACTGTTAACACCATATAGATTAGCAGCTTTTGCTGCACCTCCTGCTGCACCTTGTACAATTTTGGTAGGATCAATTCCTGCTGCTTTTAATAATTTACTTGTTCCTCCTCCTGCTGCATCACTACTAAGATACTGTGCAAGTGTGCTAGTTCCTGCCCCAAGTGCAGCACCAGCTCCAACTGTTGTAAGAAATCTTCCTGCATCGTCTGCTGCAAGTGCTAGTGTTCCTAACTTAAATTCATTATTCCAATCTGCACCATACTTATATTGAAACTCATTGGGTAAAGGTAACATGCATTTCTTAGACATTAGACCTTTATTTTGTCTGTCTTTCAACTCCTGCTTCTTTTTCAGTAATTGACCTACAGTTATCTCTTCACCATTTACTACTACAACTATACTTTTATCTACATTGGGATCGTATATATTAATTTGCCCACCAGAAAATAATGCACTATCTTTGCGGTTTTTTGCTTTATATGTTTCATTATATCTTTTATTTTGATCTATACCAAGTACGTTACTACTATCACTGAAATCTCCAGATGCGTATGCACCTTCTTGTAGTTTACCTACAACATCAATTGCATCACCTAACTTACTCCTTGATAACGAACCAAGAGCATCATTCTGTTCTTTTGCAACAGTTTTCTGTGCTTCATCATAACTATACTTTTCTATTTGTAGAAAAGAAGCAAATGGTATCTCAGAGAGACCTACTGGATATTCAATAACTGTGTTTTGCTGTTGAGCCATTATCTGTTACGATGAAATTTTTCTATAGGGAGTGTGCTTAGTAGTTGCACCTCATCTTCGCCTATTTCAAAAAAGATGCGATCAGCATTCTTTGGTATATATTGACGTAAAGTTTTTTTAGGAAACCTTTTATTATTTAGTGCCTTTAATCGGGCATTTGTTGTTCGTATGTAATGTATGTTGGCACCAATTAGGTTATTATTTTTATATTCCATGGCATATACGAGTGGATATTGATCCCACTCTTTCAATTTATCTGCAAATTTAGGATCATACTCAAATGTATAATAGTTACCTGTACTTGGTGTCTCAGTAGCATCATCTAACAATATATTGAATATTTCTTCTCTCAATTTAGAGTTAGATATCTTATTTCCTTTTAGTTCTGTAAGTAGCTGGTCGAATCTCGTCTTCGGTGAGGATTCTGAAGACGTATCCTCTGTCCTTGCAATACTCATTTGCTGCTTCCCATTTTAGTTGGTTTATAATATAGGTTTTTCTTTCAGTTAATAATGTCTTACCTTTAGATTTAGGTGGTAATGTTTGTCTTTTTGGTTTTACCTCTATAATCTCTTTGACTAGTTTTCCAGTCTTAGAATCAAACCTTTCGCAGTAGAAGTCAGGATAATACCTATGCATCTTACCGTCAAATGGACTGCGGTAAGGAACTATTATTTGCTCTGATGACCAACGTTTGATTTCTTGACGGGAATCAAAGTATCTCATTACTTTTCTTTCCCATAGAGAACGATATACTACAGTTGTAGGATCACCAATATACTTCTTATAATTAATGACCTTATACTTTCCCTTGTAAGACTTCATAAATACATATATCAAACCATACGGTTATTTATGGCATCCGCAAGAGGAGTACAGAATTTCATGCAGGCTATTGGAAAGTCTGGTGGTATTTCTGCATCCAATTTATACCAATTCTCGTTTGCTAAGAAACCAAAGTTGGCAAAATTCTTTGAGGATAATCTTGGACAAGACTTTTTAAAGTTGACTGATAATGGTGATGAGTTGAATTTACAGTTACTATGCAATGAGATACAGTTGCCAGGCGTAACTTATTCTGCATTTGATGTGAAGTCAGTCCATAAAGGCATTACACAAAAAATGGCAACTGCCAAAGTATACAATGAATTGGATCTTAGTTTCTTTTTGGATGGGACGTCATTACCATTAAAATTTTTTAGAGCATGGCAAGACTTTACATCAAATGGATCAGCTGGTAATCCTCAGTTCTTCTATGACGATCAACCATACAAGAGAGCATTTGCATCTAACTACTACGAGGACTATGCATGTGACATGTTCATAAGTAAGTTAGAGAAGTTTAAGGGAGCGTCACCAGAAAAACGAGACGAAAATGGAAATATAAAGAAAGAAGATTACTTCAACCCATGGAATGCAAGACTTGTACATGCATATCCATACACCGTAGCATCAATACCTTACTCAGCTGGAGCAGCACAACTTGTCAAGGTAACAGTGGGATTTTACTATGAGTATAGTCACTTAATGCACAACATGTGACCTACTATATAATATACTGAAATTATAAATTATGGCATTACCTGAGATTGCGACGCCAACCTATACGTTGACAATTCCTTCTACAAAGAAGAAAGTAAAGTATAGACCATTTCTTGTCAAAGAGCAGAAGATATTGATCTTGGCAATGGAAAATGAAGATCAAGAACAAATATTAGACGCTATTACAAATACTATAAAGGCATGCCTTATTACAAAAATAGACATGGCGACTCTTGCCTTGTTTGATATTGAGTATTTGTTTTTGCAGATACGTGCTAGATCAATCAGTGAAGAAATTGAAATGAGAGTGACATGTGCTGATGATGGAAAAACAACTGTAGATGTAAAGTTTATGGTGGATGACGTTAAAGTCAATTTTCCTAAAGGACATACTAATATAATAAAATTAGATGACAATCTTACTATTGAGATGCAATATCCTGATTTAGATTATTTTACTAAAATTAACTTTATGGATGAAAAAGTCGATGAATACGAACTTGTGGCAAAGTGCATCAAAAGAGTATATGTTGGTGAGGATGACTTTACATCTGACTCTCTCGATGAATCAAAAGCATGGGTGGAGGGTTTGACTAACAATCAATTTGAAAAAATACAATCATTTTTTGAGACAATGCCAACTCTTAGG